CACCCCAACGTGCAATTTCATTTCACGCCGACAAGTGCGTCATGGCTCAATCAGGTCGAAGTATGGTTTTCCATCTTGCAGGGGCAGTCGCTCAGCGGCACCTCCTTCACGAGCCTCAAGCAGCTTCAGGAACACATCGATGCCTACGTCAACGCATACAACGACAGAGCCGAGCCCTTCGTCTGGACCAAGAAAAAGGTCCGTCAACGCCGTTTCAAAGGCCGCCGTATCACTCAGCTCTGATTCCGGGTACTAGGCGCGGCAGCGACAGTCCTTTTTTTCTTGGTCAATCCACGCGCTGCGGGCGTTGGCCTTAAAGAGCGCGGCGTGATCTCTCTGGTCATCATGGTGGTCGGCAGTAGCGTACCGTGCGCGATATTGTACGGCTTAGGCGCTTTGGCTCGCCGTGTTTTTGCGGGAGCGACTTGAAGAGCGAGTTCGGCCGCTACAACTTCGGCCTGCTCCTGCGATGGCTCGCAGAACTCTTACGTGCCATCATCCGGGCCTTCGCCGAAACTGTCCCGGCTCAAAAGATCGCTTAAATCATCGCTCGTCCGCGTTCTTCACGGAGGACTCTTTATTTATTTGTTTGCACTGCTCCCTTGAGGATTGGGAATGAGCCTAAATTGGCCGCCTATGCGTCAGGTTGTGGTCAGCCAAGCGGTATATCCTCCTCCGCGCGGAGCTTGCGCGGCACGAGCTCCAGCGTGCAATTGTGCCGAGAGGAGAGCGAATCTGATGTATGGTAGAATCATTGGATCGTCCAGCCAGCCTGGAAGCGCCAGCCATGTTGATGAATCTGGAGATGAGGGAGAGAGCCCCCGATTTGCGGACACAGTTGCGGGTATGGAGCCCGGTACGTCGTCGTCGGTGACAACGACGCCATACTCTCTGGCTTCCAAGCCGCCGATCATAGAGATCTATCATCAACGCTCCTTCGAAAACGGACTGAGGAGATTTTTGGACGGCGACGACATCACGCACATCGCCGGTAACCCACAAGAGTACTCGGATCACGTGTCCAAGAAGGCTTGGCGCACAAGAGCGGTTGCTGGAGCCTACCTCAACACTCCCGAATATTCAAACAAGCCAGGACGATTCTACAGCTATCAGTTAGGTGACGAAACTGTCGGGCTTTTAAAAGCAGGTGGGCCGACCGAGCAGTTCACGTCCGTGGTTGAGCTTCGGGTTACTCATCCGTTGGTCGAGAACGCGGGCGATATTCTGCTGGAGCATCAACTGCGACAGGACGGCGACCATCCCTTGGTCTTGTCACGTCCTGGCATGGAGGGCATGGAACCCCGCCTGACCAAAATGGGTTTTGTCCACATGGGTGATAATAATTGGGTGCTTGATCCTAACCAGCATCCCGAAGTGTGGACGAAGAACGAGAGCAACGAGTGGCAGCGAGTAGACAAACCTACTAAGTATCTTACTAAGGTCGAGGATAGTGACACCGCTTCTAGTGACACCGCTTCTGAAGCAAGTGACGAAAGTGCCGAAACGACCTCTTCAGGTGGTGATCCGTCATCCCTCTTGGCGCAGTACCTCGAACGAATGCGCATGGAGTAGAACAGCCGCAATAAAGAGAGACCTTGGCAGGAAATAGCGGCTGTTTCGTGAATGGACGCGGCGCCGCGAAGGTCCTAGCGCTAAACGAGGGGGGCGTACGTTAGCAGCGTGCGCCCCATTCGCCTGCCTATCCTATTCAGAAAGTAGAGTAAAAAGGCACTCCGCTCCATCACAGTGCGAACCACCGATGCGAGGGGCGACCGCCGGTCTTGGTCGAGGCGAACCGCTGCTCGATCTGCTTGGACTCGAGAAGCTGTTGGGTGATGTCGTTCAGGCGGCGCAGGTCGAACTCGCCGTTGACCATCTTCTTCAGCGTCGAGCTAGTCACGCCGTCCGATCCGGCTTCCTTGATCCAGCGGCGGACCTTCAGGTACTCGGCCTGCTTATCGTTGAGGGCCAGCCGGTCGCTGACCTCGACGATGCAGTGCCGGGTCGAAAGCTCCATCAGCTTCGCCGCCCAATCGACCAGATCGCGCGTTAGCACGGGCCGGATAGGATCGACGCCGATGGCGACGATATGGGCGATGCGCAGGGCGACTTCCATGGTGCGGGTCCACAAAGCAGCCAGGTCGGGCGAACACGCCTCCCCTCGCCGCTTGAACGCCAACCTCAGTTCCATCCACCGTTCCTTCGCGCCGACGCCCCAATCGGCCACGCGAGGCCGCAGGATCGGACGCGACGACGAGTCGCCCAGGTTGCCCGCCCCGTTGTGGGTGATGATCGCCCGGCAATCCTCGATCAGCTTGGTCGGCGGTTCGAGCGACGCCTTCGGCTCAACGCCGTCCGCCGGGTCGCCGGTGATCGTGAGGACGAGCCAGCGCGGCAGGAAACCGTCCGAGATGCCCTTGCCCGACATGGACGGCCAAAAGTCGTGAGGCGTGGACGTGCCATAGATCGAGAAGTTGGGGTTATAGATCGGCACGGCGCTTTCGGCCGCCGACGCGGTGCCCTTATAGAGCGAGTCCGCCGAAGTGAACATCTGCATGAGCATCTGACGAATGCTCGACTGATGCGTCCCGGCGCGCCGGTCCATGATCTTCGCGATGAAGGCCCCGAACTCGTCCATGAGCGACAACTGCGACGGGTTGTGCTCGATGGTCTTGCGGAGCGCCGAGTCGGACAGGAAGCCTTCCGGCCCGAGATAGCGATCGAGGCCCGCTTCCACGGCCAGCCGGGACAGTGCCTTGCGAGGATGGTCCTTGCCGTAGCCAGCGGGGGCCAGGGCGACGATGTAGAGGTTGGTGCGGAGATTGGTCGGTCCCGCGTGATGCCGCCCAGCGAGCGTCCCCACGAAGCCCAGAGCAGGCCCCAGGGCGAGCGGACGCGACGGGCTCGACGTTGACGCGGCGATCCAATCCATGATGCCCCCGACCAATCCCGGCGGATGGCACAGGGCCTCCAATTCCGCCATCGTGGGCGTCGTTTCGTTGTGGTCGGCATCCGTAGAAGGATCTTCAGCGGCCTCGCCAGCGGGCTCCGCAGGCACCGTAGCGGGCACGCCAGTGATCGTTGCGAGCGCCGCCAGTTCATAGGGCTGCGGGTTCGTCTTGACCCACGGGGTAATGCCCGCCGCCATCTGGCGCTCGACCCAAGAGCCCGGCTCCATGCTCGGCGCAGCTTCAAGGATGGCCTTCTCGCGCGAAGCGATCCGGGCGGCGTCACGTTGAGCGGCTTCCGCCATCAGCGCGGCTTCCTTCCGGCGCGAGCGCAGGTCGATCTCGACGCCGAAGTTATAGCCAAGCTGCTCGCCCAGCCATTGCACGGCCGCGTCCCGCTGCGCCTCGCCAAGCTCCATCGCCTTCATGACGACGTTGATGGGCGTGAAGGTCTCCATGGTGCCGAAGTCCTGAATGCCGCTCGGATCGAACGACAGGTTCGGGTGGCGCTTCGCCATGGGGCGTCCCGAGCCGGACGAACGCCAAGGGGCGACCGCGCGGTACTTGGACCCGAGCCACCGGCCCTTCGGCAGCGCCAGCTTGCCGACCCACGAATGCAGGTTCGCGAGCGCGTCTTCGTTCAGCTTGCGGAAGAAGTCCGTCGAATGGCACTGGCTGACATCAGGGATATCGGTCGGCGGCTCATAGCGCCGGTCCGCCTGGGGATCATAGCCATACGGCTTCAGCGCCTCGCCGATGCGCTCGGCGATGTCGTCGGGCAACTCGGTCAGTTGGTCGAGGCGCACGTCGAGCAGCGTGTCATCGGTCCACCAATAGTAAGGCTCGCCGGTGTCAGGATGGATCGAGGGCGGCAACACGGTCTGCTTGCCTTCAGCGAGAAGATCGACAAGGCCGACGCGGTCAGGCGTGCGGAAGTTGCGCGAGCGAATGGCGTCGGTGTTGCCGCGATAGAAGAGCGAGATGCCCTTGCGGCCCTTCTTCTGCACGTTTGACTGCGGCAGCATCGCAAGCAGCGCGTCCATCGCGGGCTCGAAGTCGATGTCGATGCAGATCAGGCCAAGGCCGCAGGCCACGCCGACACCGGCGTTCGGCCACTTAGACCAATAATTGATCTGCAACTGGCTAGGCCGCGTGGTGCAGTAGTCGTTCCAACCCTTGGCTGCTTTCCAGCTATCGTCGGCATAGGTGCCGGGCAATTTGCTATTCGGCATAATCGGGATCGGGCTGTAGCCGTTCTCAAAGAGCCCCGGTCCGGCCTGGGTGAATGGCGAAGCGATCATCAGCGTGAATCCTTAGAACGGGGCAGTGCCAGCGGTGACACGCTTGCGCATGTTCTCGCCGTATGAATTGAGGATGGTGGTCAGGAAGTTGCCCCACTCTTTCTCGCTCAGTTCGGACAGGTTGAACTTGCCCAGGCGTTCGAGGTAGGCACCAGCGTCAGCGCCAGCGTCTTGAAGAGCAATAGTTTCGGTCGCAGTCAGAGTCTTTGGCGTCATGTGGAAGACGGCCTTTCCTAGTGAGATACATTCAAGCTCTTCGCAGAGCCAAAGGATCGGCCTGCCACCCTTCGGGGCGTAGCCAATGCCGGTTGCTTCGCGGCGGCAGACGCCGCAGCAAATGGGCTCGGGATCAAACACGCGCATTGTTGTCGTTGCTCGCTAGACGTTGGCGGATCACGCGCTTGATCTGCGACACGCAGTTGTCGGCAGACCGGCAGTCGCCGGCGCTCGACGGGAAGAAGAACTTGACGCTCTTCCCCTCGCCTAGCTGCACCACAACATACGGATGCTTCCCCGCCATCGACGGCTCGAACGAGTAGCCGTGCTGCGTCAGGTAGGCGCTCAGTTTGATGAACGACTCGTTGCGCCGAAGCGCCCTATTGAAATTCCCCATGTTCGTCCCCCTTCAAAACGGAATGTCGTCGTCGAGATCGGTGTTGTCCCAAGGCGCTCGGGTCTGCGGCAGCGGCGGCGTGATCTGCGCATTCCACGGAGCCGTGGTGCGAATCTGCGCGACCGGCTTCTGATGCCCAGGCATCACGGCCCGATGGTTGTCGTTCGCCACGGGAGTCGATTGCCAAGGCTTCAGCTTCGCCGCCACGGCAGCGCGGTACGCCGCCGCCTCTTGCGGCTTCCCGTTCAGTTCGAAGTTGCGAGCGATCATGTCATCGCGGCTCGGAGGCGGTGCCGCGACGAACGACTGCGTCTGACCTTCCGGCGCGATCTCGCCCAGCTTGCGCGCGACGATCTCCCAATGCTTGCCGTTTGCCTTGATCATGATCTCGGCGGTCTCACGGCATTCCTTCGCGCGCTCGAACGTCTCTTGGATCGAGAACGGCGCGTTGTCCTTGCCAGTGTGTTGCTTCCACCACTTCTCGAACTTGACGCGAGCGAAGCCCTTGTGCTCGGGGCAAATCCATTCCTTGTGAGAAACGGTCCCGCACAAATACTCGACGCGGATGCTAGGCGTGCCCCCCGGCTTGTCATGGCGATAGAACGTGCGCCGCTTCACCGGCACCCAATCGGGTTTTGACGTTGACATGATGGGCGTCACGTCGGCGGTCTGCTTGATGTTCTTCTCGACATCGCGCTCGAACTTGTGACCGCAATCGGGGCACTCGCTAAGACCGGCGAAGATCAACGAATGGCACGTCGGACATTCCTTCACCGGGGCCTCGCCGCCGCCCTTCCCCGGCTTACGAATCGTGACGCGATCAATGGGGCCGTGACGCCGGACGTTGCCGCCGAAGTCGAGAACGAGGCAGTCTTCTTTGCCGTTGCGGATGGACTCTTCGTAAGTGTCGCCCAAGAGCCGCGTTCCGCGTCCGCACATCTGGACGTAAAGCTGCGTGCTATCCGTCGCGCGCAACAGCGCGATCAGGTCGAGCCGCTTAATGTTGGTGCCGGTCGTGAGCACACCGAAGTTCGTGACAGACGTGAGTTTGCCAGACTTGAGATCGTCAAGAATCCGGTTGCGATCACCCTTCTCCATGCCCCCGTGGATCGTTTCACACGAATAGCCGCGTTCGCGGATCGCATCGCGAACATTGAAAGCGTGCTCAACGCCAGCACAAAACAGAAGCCATGACCTTCGCGGCCTCTCGTTGCTGGCCGCGTAGCCAATGATTTCATCGACTGCCGCCTTCGTGATCTCGCCCTGATCGAACACCGCCTTGAGCGACTTGTCGGTGAACTCGCCGCCAGATCGGCGAAGCTTGCTCAAATCGACCATCGTCTTCGCGGTGGCCGTGGCCTTCGAGACCAGCGGACAAAGGAAGCCCTTTTCGATTAGCTCGCGGATCGAGATTTCGTAAACGATGGCGTCGAACATCGCGTCGTCGCCATCCGTGAGCATGCCGGAGTTGGTCCGATACGGCGTCGCGGTCAGGCCCAGGATCAACATCTTCGGGTTGATCAACTTCAGAGCGGCGATGAACTTGCCGTACATGGTCTCCGCATCTGGCGGCAGCATGTGCGCTTCGTCGATAATCAGAAGGTCAACGTGGCCGATGCGGGCAGCGTGCCGCCACATCGTTTGGATGCCGCCAAAGACTATCTGCGCGTGCGCTTCTCTGCGGCCGAGGCCAGCCGAGAAAATGCCAGCCGGGGCGAACGGCCAAAGCCCCATAAGTTCGGCGTAGTTCTGTTCGATCAATTCGGAGACGTGCGTAGCCATGACGATGCGCGTCTGCGGCTCGAACCCGATCATCTCTTCTGTGATGGTGCCGAGCACCGGCGACTTGCCGCCGCCGGTGGGGATCACGATGAGCGGGTTTCCGTCCGGCTTTTCGGCCCAATAGTCATAGACAGCGTCGATTGAGTCGCGCTGGTAATAGCGAAGCTTGAAAGCCATCAGAGAGCAGCCCCAAACAGTGAATTGTCGTTGGCTGCGCGAGCCGGATGGCCGGGCAGATGAAACAGGTTCGGGACACCGCCGGTCTTGCCGACCTCGTTGCCCCATTGGCTCCAACCGGCGCGCGCGTGACGCGCGAACAGTTCGATGTACGGGCCATCGAGAAGGCGTTCGATGCGGTTGTAGGCTTCGAGCGGCTTTGCCGAGCGCTCACCGCGCGGTGCGAGGATCGTGCGATCATTCGGATCGAGATCGAGGATCAGGCGCTCAACGCCCTTGCCGTTGCGCTTCGGCTTGCCGCGCGTGCCGAACAGGCAAATCTCGGGGTTGGCGCGAGTCCAATAGCCCATGCCCATGTGAGGGCGCAGAGCACGACCGACCTTCACGTAGTAGAAAAGGACGGTCTTGTATGTGAAGCCCCACTCGGCGAGCACCTTAATGCCTTCGTCGATCATCGTGTCGATGACCCAAAGGCCGCACGCAGCGTCTTCCGGCACGATCTCTCGGACCGGCAGCGCCTTGATCTCGTCAAGCGGCATGCAGTCATAGTGCTCTTCAGGCGAGCGCTCTTTGCCTTCCTCGCTCCACGTCTCGAACATCCAAGCCGGGTCCGCGTAGACGAACGGAAAGTTCATTGCAGAACCTCCGTCAGATCGGGCTCATGGTCGGTGTCGTCATCGCGCGAGGATGCCGACAGGTCGAAGAAGCTGATCTTCCCCTTCTTGAGCGGCTGATGCGTCGCCTTGTGATGGCAGTCGCAGTACGACTTGTCGTCGGTCGCGGGCGCGCCGCAGACGAAGCCCTCCATGCCGGATTCCCCAGGCAGGAAGAACATGCACTGGCCGCGCTTCGTCTCGACGAAGCGGGTCTTGAACGGATAGGCGGACATGCGCGTTATTCCCCTTGCGCTGTGTAGTGATCGGTCAGGCGGATGAACTCGGCGAAGGTGATCTCTTCGCAGAGAGGTTCGGTGTCGCGAGGATCGGGCTCGCCGGGGAGCGTGGCGAAGACGCTTCCGCTTTCGGGATGGTGCCAATAGCTGCGCTGCGGCTCGGGCTTCACGCCGTCGCGCCACTCGCGGCCGTCATGCAGCGTGTAAAGCGCCCACTCTTCTTCATCGCTCGCGTCGATCAATTCGCCTGGGACGAGCGACGGCAGGAAGATATGAGCCGGACAGGCTTGCTTCTGCTCGGCGAGTGAGAGCGGGTTATTCCAGCGGGCGCAGGACCACGCGGCATCGCCGAACATCTCGGGCGTGGCATGGATGCAGGTCCGGCAGGTCAGGCGAGCGAACGAATGCTCATGGCAGTTGGCGAGATGGTTGCACATCGTCCGGCACTTGAAGGCCATCTTCGCGTTTGGATCGTCGTGCAGACGCGGCGGCGGGTTCGCGTACTTGATGATGCGCTCGGCGCGAGCGAGCAGCCGGATCGCTTCAGCGTGGTCCGTCTCGATGCGTTCGCTGATGACTTCGCCGGTGTTCTTGTTCCGGCAGATGTAAAGGCCACGCTCGAAGCCGAAGAGATGGCAATAGGTGTTCAACTGCACCCAATGCGCGAAGTAGCCCTCGCGGACGCCGAGCTTCTTCACCTTGTCCCAATAGGTGTCCTTCATCGACTTGGCTTCGACGACGTGCCAAGTCTTGGGAGCTTCCGGCAGGCCGAGCACCTTGCCGTCCGTCTTGCCGCGAACGTGGCCGGACACGGCCGTCACGCGGTATTGCTTGCCGCGATCATCGACATCGTCCACTTCGCAGCCGATCATGCGCAGCGCGTGGAGCAGCCGCGTCTCTTCGATCTCGCCGGTCTCGAACGTGATGGCCTTCAGGCCGTCAATCACTTCGGGCTTCGAGGCCCAGCGGAAGGCGTACCAAAGCGCTCGCTCGCACTCTTCACCGAGCAGCGAGATCGAGATGCCGATAGAGTCCCAAGCTTGGCTGCGCGCCTTCGCATAGGCGGCATAGATGGCTTCGGTCGTGGCGCTATGGGGTCTCGGCAACGGTGCCATCAGACAAGCCTCTATCGTTCGCGCCGAAGCGCGTTGTGCAGACTGGATTGTGAGGGGGAGGAAGAAGGTGCCGGGGCCGAAGCCCCGGCGTTAGTTCCAGCGTGCCGTTAGGCGGTACGCTGCCAAGGCATCTGACGGCCGCCGCCGGACGCAGCCGCCCCGCCGTTCTGCGTGGAGCGCGCGGTCGAGGGGTTCGCCTGGGTGGTGGTCGTGGTGGTGGCCTTCACGTTGTCGTTCGCGGCCGGGGCCTTGCTCGGCGGCGGCTCGTTCGCGTTGCCCGCATGGATGAACTTTTTCACGACCATGCGTTCCTTGTCGGAGTTGTCGCGGCCCTTGTAGGTCTCGACATCGAGATCGGCGTAGAACGGCTGGAACAGAAGCTGGTCGGTGTCGGTCAGGTTGGCCTTGCCGATGCCGGTCGCTTCGGCGAGCGCGGCCAACTGAGCCTGACCGATCTTCTGCGCGGTGATGTTCTGATGCGTGACGTTGATGTTGCCGAACACCTTGACGCCTGCGAACTCGCCTTCGACGACTTCCGCCTTGTACTCGAACAGATCACCGGTGTTCTTCGAGTTGCGCTTGACCTCGCCCTCGACGATGTTGAGCAGGTAGCGGTCGCGCGGGATGATTACACCACCACCGCCTTCCGCATCCTTTTCATTCACGTCCGAGAGGTTCACGTTCAGTTGTGCCATGTTTATCTCCTATGGCGTTGTGTTGGTGGTGATTAGGCGGCTTCAGCGAGGGGCGCAGGCAGGTACTTGGCGAGCGCCGCGTAGCCTTCACCCTTCTTGAACTGCATCTCAGCGGGCATGCTGAAGCGGTTGCCAGCGATGAAGCCGGGGCGCTCTTCGAGGAACATCCAGCGAGTGCCGCCGCCTTCAGCGTGCGTAAGCTGCTTGTTGAAGCCCGCATCGACCTTCTTGATCGAAGCCTTGAAGTTGAGGAACGCGATCACGTCGCTGTTCGCTTCGATGATGTCGGCGGCGTCCTTGTGCAGGTTGACGCGATAGCGCGAATACGGATCGGTCGTCGGCGATTCGAAGCGGCTGATATCGCAGTGACCGAGTTGCACCACGGCCATCTGCCGATGCGAGCGCAGCGTCATGATGCCGTCGATGTATTCGAGGAAGATCGTCGCCGCGATCTTGTAGCCCTTGCCGTAGCCGGGCTCTTCGATGGTCTTCCAACCGTTGCGCGCGCAGGCTTCCGCGCGGATCAGGTTTTCGAGGCCCGTCGTCGAGTCGAAGATCGCCGTGGCGTAGTTGTGCTCTTCGTTGACGAGCGCGCCGATGGCCTCGCACAGATCGTTGTAGCTGCGGACTTCGATGGTGTCCGCGACGATGCCCGCCGGGACGCTTTCGCCAGCCGCCGTCTGGATAAACACCGGACGCGGAAACTCCGCAGCCAGCGACGATTTGCCGATCTTCGGCACGCCATAGATCGTAATGATCGGTTGGTCTTCGGCAGCCGACTTCTTCTTGACGCTGCCCTTCAGTGAGATTGCCATGTGGCTCCCCGGTTAGTGCTCGACGGCGTCGAGCTTCAAAGTCTTCGTCCACACCAGCCGGTCAACAAGCCGGTAGCCGGTGCGATTGATCGTCTCGATCTTCACGGAATGGGGTTCGGTCTTCGACCGGATGCGCGACATGAACATCGCGACGCTGTGATCCGGGCGATCTTCGGTGCCGTAGAGAACGAGCATCGCCATCTCTTTCGTGACGGTGTCGTTCGCGAGCAGCGACAGGAACAGGTCGCGTTCCTTGGGGGTCAACCGCCAGTTGGCGGGCAGAGCGGCGGATGCGCGCATAGAGTTGCGCAGTTCGACGAACCTCTGTTCGAGCGCCCCGACGCGCGCGACCAGCGCTTCCTTCGTTTCGTTAACAAATTCCATCCGTCGATACCGCTTGACATCCGTCACCTATCCGGCTTTAAGCCGAATCAGTTGGCAACTTTTCCGTGAAACCGCTGAACTTTCTGTAACGGACGGAATCGGAGGCGTCAACGGATGGCAACGGATGAATAACAAAATTCATCGGACGGTCCGTCGCCGGGCATTGGTAACAGGGCATTTGTCTTCGAGTAGCGATCCCGAGACAGCTAGTTTAGAGAAGAAGGGGCTATCGAAATGGTGATCAGCAGAGTGCGTGGGGGGCTGGGAATGAAGTCGCGAGCAGATGAGAAGCGCACCAAAGCGCATCCGGCGCTCGAAACCATCAAGGCGAGGATTGCGGAACGTCTGGTGGCCGCCGGACTATCGGGAAGAGAGGCTTCGGTTCGAGCGAAGCTAGGACTCACATACGCGAACGACATTCTTTCAGGACGTTCGCTAAATCCAACGCGCGAGACACTTGCTAAGCTTGGAACTGTTTTGGACGCCGACGCCGACTATTTCTTCGGTACTCAGAGCAGCCCCCGAAACCTTCCACCCTCCAACCTGCTGCCAATGCGCGAAACCGTCGCGGCTGAAGCTCCTCTCCCCGCCGCAGCGATTCCATTGTTCCAGATCGGCTTGACCGATCCTGACGGCTTCTTCGCTCTGAGAGCAGATCGTCGGACCGCATGGACCTCGTCGATAACTTCGAACGGCGATGCCTACGCCATCACTGTTCCCGACGACTGCATGGCTCCGCGCTACCGGATCGGTGAAGTTGTCGTTGTGAGCCCAAACAAGCCCGTGGTGCATGGTGGCTTCGCGCTAGTGCGCCAAAAGGACGACCGCGTTGCGATTCGGCAGATCGTCACGATCTCCACCGACAAGATCACAGTGCGGTGCCTCAACGGGGAAGCCGACATCGATATCCCCCGATCCCAGGTGAAGGCGCTGGAGCGCATTATCGGTTCTTGTGAATTAGTTTGACTTAGTCCGATTGATTTGTCCGTCGCCATCCGTCACCATCCGTTGACATAACGGATAGGAGTCCATATGGTCCGTTGCCACTCGGGAGAGGCAACGGACCATGCAAAGCATCAAATTAGTAGTTTTGGAGTCGCCCTACGCTGGGGCGGTCAACGACAACGTCGCCTACGCGCGGCGTTGCCTGAAGGATTGCGCGCTTCGCGGCGAGAGCGCCCAGGCTTCGCACCTTCTGCTCACTCAGGTTCTCGACGACACCAAGCCGGATGAGCGCGCGCTGGGGATCGCGCTTGGTCTCGCTTGGCGCGAGGCCGCCCACTACTCCGTCTTCTACACGGATCGGGGGTGGTCGAACGGGATGCAAGACGCGCTGAAGAGCGCGCTCGAAGAGAAGCGTCCCTTCAAGCTCCGCGCGCTCGACGGCTCGGTGAAATTCCCCAACCCCTACTTGCTGCCGCTCAACCTGTACGAAGCGGTCGATCACTCGAAGGCTCCCGCCAATGATGCGTGAGCCCTCGCCGACCGACAAGCTCGCGCTTCTGCGCGCGCACGCTGCGTTGAGCGTCGGCGATTCGATGGTGGCTCGCCGCCATCTCGCAACTCTCGATGCCGTCGCGATCCGTGACGAGATCGACGTGGTGATCCGCGCCGGTCTGAACGATGACGCATTGCATCGTCTCCGTCTCTTCACCCATCCGAAATTTCCGTCCGTTGACGAGTGCAAGGCGCACGTCGGCAGCGAGCGCCACTTTCACACGACCAAGCAAGGGAGCCTTCTGTGAAGTTCAAGATCAATCGTGACACTCTCGCCGACATCGTAACGCGCGGCGTATCCAGCGCACCGAAGAACTCGCCCGCTGTGATCGCGAACAACGCGCGCATCATTGTGCAAGATGGCACGATCTCCATCGCCACGACCGACTTCGAGATGATGGTCGAGGCGACGGGCGCATGCGAGGTCGAGGCCAACGGCGCGACGACCGTCGATGCGACCAAGCTGAAGGCAGTCGTGGATCGTCTGCCGAAAGGTGTCGATGTCACCTTCACCATGGACACGGCAAAGTACGAACTGATCGCCAAGGCGGGCCGCTCGCGCACCACCTTCCCGACGCTCGCCGCTGAAGACTGGCCTGCTCGCGACTACGCTATGGACGGCGCACAGTTCGCGCTCGAAGGCTCCGATCTCGTCCGGCTGTTCGGCCACACCGCCCAGGCTCTTTCGACCGTGCTCAACTCGCCCATGCAGGGCGTCTTCCTTCACGTTGCCGACGACGGCAAGCGGCTCGCTGCCGTTGGCACCACCGGAACGATCCTGTTCAAGGCGACCGTCCCTGCGCCGGACGGTGCCGACGACATGCCGATGAACGACAACCGCCCCGGCGTGATTTTGTCAGCGGAGACCGTCAACGCCGTGCTGCGCCTCTATCGCAGCGCCGACGTTGTGAACGTAATCGTCAACGCCAACTCGATCTTCTTCTACACCGACACGACTCGCTTCTGCTCTTCGCTGTTGGTAGGCACCTATCCGAACTATCTGCCGCTCGTCTCGAACCCGGCGGCCGAGAGCGTTGTCGTGAGTCGCGCATCGTGCGCCAGCACGGTCGCCCTGCTCGAAACCTTCGCGTCGAAGGAATTGGGCCATCGCTTGCAGTGCGCCGGTTCGGAAGATGGTTTCGTGATCGCGGTCGGCAGCCAGACCGGCGGCAGCGTTGACGTGGTCGAGGCGACGATCAACGGCGACATCGCCGCGTTCGGCATCAACGGCATGTTCATGAAGACGATGCTGAACTCGTTCCGTGCGAGCAGCATCGCGCTCCACCCCGACCACCGCAATCGTCGCATCATGTTCCAGGCGGATGACGAACATCTGACCGGCGTCATCGCCATGATGAACATCGCGACCGATCTCGCGTCCGGTCCGAAGCATGAGTAGCCGGACCCGCGACCGTGCCAATCGGCGCACGGTGACGATGCCCGACCGCGTCGGCCCTCATGTGAAGCTCGTCTTCGCAGAGATGGCGCGGCTCCGCGTCACCTATGACGAGACCGAGGAAGGTTCTGGCGTCCGCCGCGCTTCGATCAAGGCGTGGCGGCGCAAGAACAAGCCGGGGCTCGAGTCTCTCGAAGCGGTGCTCGGCTTCCTCGGGTGGGACTTCGTCGCGGTGCCGCGCGCGAAGGTTCTGCCCGAGCAAGTCCGCGCGGAGCTTCAGCCCATCGCCGACAAGCTCGGCCTGACCATGCCGCAGACGGTGACGGCTCTGATCGAGATCGTCACCGGCATCCACGAACGCTTCCCCTTCCTGCGCGACCCGACCGCGATCCGGCCGGTGCGTTTCAAGGCGGAGCGGAAAGAACGGCCGACCATCCACCCTGATCAACACTCGCTCTTGCAGGAAGTCCAAACCCATGTCGCTCACTGACATCAACGACATCACCACCCAGCGCATGGTCGAGGCCGCCCGCTCGCGCAACGCGAAGCCGAACGTCGACTCGGTCGCGCTTGCTCTTCTCGACGCCCGCTTCCGGGCCTTCGAGATCAACATGCGGATCGACGCCGTGATCGCGGGCGTGCGCGAGGTCTCCCGCCGGGTAGAGGTCGAAATCGCCGACAGCTAATCGCCACACGTCGAGCCCGAAAAAGCTAGTGATTTCGGGCTCTTCCCCATCTCCTTGCAACCGCTCTCGGTCCGGTTTAAAACCGGATCATCCGTCGAGAAGCCGAAATCGCAATATGAAAGCAGCGAACGACAATGTGCCGCTGGGCACCATTTCGACCACCGCCGAAGTGATGGTCCGTCTCCGCGTGTCGCGCAAGACGCTTTACGGTTTGGTGGCGACACATCTTCCCGACGCGGCTCGCGTCGGTCGCGAATATCGCTTCGAGGAAGCGGACATCATGACTATCTGGCGTGGAATGAAATCATCATGCGACTCTATCTCTGGCAACGAACCCCCGGCAAATCGAACTGGATCATCCGGGGGACGGACGACAAAGGGCAAGAGGTCCACGAGTCTACAAAAACGACTGACAAGAAAACGGCCGAAGCTCTCCGCATAAAACGCGAAGGCAGGCTGCTCACGGAGATCGTCCACGGCAAGCAGGCCGTGGTGACATTCCATGAGGCCGTCGAGTCGTATCTCGATAACGGCGGCTCGCCTCGCTTCTTAGGGACGTTCGACGAAGACACACGCCAGTGGTCTGGCCTCATGAAAGAATTGGACGGCGTCCTTCTGAAGGACATCACCCAAGACCGGATGAACAAGATCGCGGCGACGCTCTATCCCAACTGCCAATATGACACGATCAACCGGCAGCTATGGACACCGTTCATTGCGATCTGGCGCAACGCCTGCCGCGCCGAGTGGGCTACACCGAAGTTATGGGTGCGCGCGAAGAAGCCGAAGGGGACGAACGTCGTCTCGATCAAGGCGAAGCGCGTCGGCTCCTATCCGGTCGATTACGCCACGGGCTGGCGCTTCGTGCAGGGGCTCGGCGTCGCCAACCAGATCATCATGACGATCCTATTTTACACCGGACTGCGCCCCATCGAACTATTCGTTATGGAGACCTCCCAGGTCAACGTCCCCGGCCGTTGGATCACGATCCCGAAGTCCAAGATCGGCGAGCCGCGCGGCGTCCCGATCCATGAGGCCATCGTTCCCTTGCTGGCCGACATGGTCGAGAACCGGCCCGGTAAGTTGGTCCGCACATGGGAAGGCGCTCCCTTCACCGTCTATGACGACAACGGCGGCCAGATGAAGAAGGCTATCGCCGCCGCCCGGCTACGGACCCATGTCTTCGACGTGGCCCCGTACACCGCCCGGCACTCGGTCTCGACGCAGCTAGTCGTCAACGGGGTGCATCCGCACATCAAGGATCAGATCATGGGGCACGCAGCCGACGACATGAGCCGCCTTTATACCAGTGTGCCGCAACCGAAGCTGATCGAGGCCATCAACACGCTGCCGACCTTCCCGGATTGGCTCAATGCCGATTGGATGAAGACGCCGGTCACGCTGACCGCCCGCAGGGCGAAAATGCTAAGTAAGGCTGAACGCGACGCAGGAACGCGCGCTTTTGAAGAGTGGCGAGCCCGTCGAGCAGCATAG